GAAGTGCGCGTACCAGCTGGTGTTCCAGATTCTGGTGACAACATGAATCGCGTGGACGCGGCGGCTGAACAAGCCGAGCGTAAGGCGGGAATTGTTGATGTGCGTGCTGACGCGTCATTTGGGCGAGCTACTCGAGCTGAACGCCGTCAGGAACAAACTGATGCTGAAAATGCTTTGATGGGAGTTCATGAGAGCAAACCAGCTCCTGCTCAGAAGCCGAAAGGTGTTCCTGGGAAACCAGGAGAGGGCAAGAGTAAAAAAGCAGTAAAGCGTCGGGCGGCTAAGGCGAAGAAGGCTCAAGAGTCGAAGGCAGAAGTGAAAGCTGAAGCCAAAGAGGCTCCTAAGCCAGAAGTCAAAGCTGACATGAAGGCTGATCCTAAGGGGAAAGGTAAGGTGGAACAGAAGGATGTAAATGGATCTGTGAAGCCCGTGCTTGAAGCGAAAACGAGTCAACCTCGATTTATCGCTCCGTCTAGCATCTTTCGGATGAAGACCGACCGTCAAGAGTTTGGTGGTTATTGTATCAACGAGCGAATTGTCACTTGTGCGCATTGTGTCTATACTGACGCAGGTGTTGCTGAGAAAGCGACGTTTGTTTGGCGAGGCAAGACCCACGTGATTCCTGCGGAGAGTTGGGAAACATTCGTTGGTGTTGATGTTGCGACGGCCAAAGTACCCAAGGGTGTGGTTGGATTGCAGTCTTTGAGGCAAGCGTCTCATGAGGCTGTCGTGTCTGCAGTGGAGAAGAAGGAACATGTCGCCGTCTTGATTGATGGTGGCGGCCGACCGATTACTGCTGCCGGTCAGATCACAGGTCGCGAGAAGAGCATGGTGCAATATACGTGCAGTACTCGCTTCGGTGATTCCGGATTTCCAGCAATGCTTGAGAACGGCGATGTGATTGGACCGCATACAGGTGGCGATGAGACACTTCGTGTGAATTATTGTACCTATGTGCAGTCGGACTCTTTAAAATGTTAGGCCCGCTAGAAGGCGTGAGAGGTTGGCGCCTGCCAATTTCTGCGCCGACTAGTGATGGGCCGCAGCTATCCTACATTGAGTATGTAGGAAGGGTCGATAGATTTAGTCCATATAATGACTCTTGGGATGTGGATGCGGAATGGTTTGAATGTCGGGGCGAAAGCCTAGACGGTAAGACCTTGAAGTACCTGCCTTCTGAGAAGTCAGTCCGTGTTGAGCGTGTTAGAATTAGAGATTACGACAGGTCGCAGCCGACTATAGGTGAGGAGGATCGCAATCTGCTAGCTGAGGCGGGCAGGTGGGCGTACGAGCATTTTTCAATCTGTGAAGGGAACCGAGAGTGGACTTTTGCTGAGGCGCGAGCGTATGTGCTTGCGGATGAAGCTAAGAACGCTAGTCCAGGTTATCCGTGGAATCAGAAACACAGTTCTAAACAAGCTGTGTTGGAATGTCTAGAGTGTTGTGCAGGAATAGAGACGTGGATATCGAAGCTCGGTAAGAGTGATGTGGTGTCATGTTTCTTTGCGTTGGCACTCAAAGACGAAATCCTGAAGGCCACGAAGGTAACAGAATTGAAGACTCGACTCTTCATGTGTAGTCCCGTGGAGCATCATATAGCAATGTTGATGTTCTGTGGCGATATGCATGAGCGTTTGATGAAAGACCGAGGGACTTGGTGCAGTGCTGGGCGCATGTTTCAGTATGGCGGTTGGAATGCAATGATGAAAGCCTTACCATTTAGTTGGTTTGTTGGACTTGACGCAGAAATGTATGATATGTCCATTTGCCGGTTGCTCTTTTCAATCGTTTGCCAGAACGTGTGTCAGTACTGCCCTGCTCGTAGGGCGGAATTAGAGGACCTTTTCGCGATGGCACTAGATGCCTTTATCGTGACAGGACGTGGGGACGTGCTGTGGAAACACGGTGGCAACCCGTCAGGTTGGTTTCTGACTTTGTTCTTGAATACTATGGTGAATTATATCCTTGTTGCGTATTCGTGGCTTCGGCTGCGTAGGACGACTCGTGAGGAGTTTGAAACTATGGTTCGAGCATGGTTATGTGGAGATGATTCGCTTCTGTCAATAGCCAATAGCGTTAAGCATGAGTTTACTGCTAAGTGGATTTCTGAAAGCATGGCGCGAGTAGGAGTCACAATAAAGCAGCCGTATCATGAATCTGAGGCTTTGGAGGATATTGAGTATTGTGGCGCGCATTCGGTGAAGATTGAAGGTGTGTGGTGTCGCAAGCCTCGTGTTGTCAAGTTTCTTGATGCACTTGGTTTTACTCGTGACACTGCCCCACAATATCGGATCCAGCGTGCTATTGCGATATATCATGAAATGTGGACAGTTGAGGAGAAACACATTGTCAAGTCTTATATTGACTGGCTCGTTGAGAGATATCCGCATCTTGCCGTCATTCGTCAGCAACAGTTGATGAGTAATAGGCGGCTTCGCTATTTGCATTTAGGTCTTGAGTGACGCGCTTTTAATCGGTTGCGTAAGCATGTGCCGGTTAAAAGAAAGTTTATGAACAATGGTGAAAGGACGTGGAAATCAGGCTCAACGCCCTC